CAATCAATTACATTTACCTGCAATAGCACAGTAGCTGTAGCAGTAGCTTAAGGAGCATAATGGCAAAGCTAAAGATAACAAGGGCTAACGGCGAAGTATCAGAGCATCGAATTACGCCGGGTGTCGAGTACGCTTTTGAAATATCTAAAGGCATGGGAATATCTAAGGCCTTGCGCGAGAAAGAATTGCAAACAGACATATTCTGGCTTGCACATGAATGCTTGCGTAGGGCTAACGTTGTAGTACCTGTCTTTGGCCCAGAGTTTATGGATACTCTGGATACAGTAGAAGTATTGGATGAAGAAAAAAACTAATAGGGCGTGACTCATTCTTATATACGATCGCTAGCCTATCTGTAGAGACAGGGATCGCGCCTAGTGAGTTTATAGATATGGATAGTGACATGCTACGAGCAATCGTGCAGGTCTTATCCGATAGAGCTAAGGAGATCAAGAATGCCAGTAAACGTAACAGGCGTTAAACAACTCCAAAAGACTATGCGTCAGGTAGATAAAGACCTTAATAAAGAAATGTCTAAAAACATTAAGCAAGCCATGTTAATTGTGCGTGATCAAGCACGTGGATATTTACCACAACAAAACGAAGTATTAAGCGGCTGGGGCAAAGGCACAGCATCAGTAGACACAGTTAAAGATCTTAAATCATTATTCCCACCTTATGACTATGGGTTAGCAAAAAGCAAGGTTCAATATTCAGCAGGTCAAAACAAAGCAAACAACAGAGGCTTTAAGGCTGCATTTTATGTCTACAATAATTCTAGATCCGGCGCTATCTTTGAAACTGCTGGTCGCTTAGGTAAACCTAGAAATAACAGATCCTTAAATACAAATGCACCTATTCAATTTAATGCAGCAGCAGAAATGTTATCTAGCATGAAAGGTCAGGGTAAACAAAGAGGCCGAGTTATATTCCGCGCTTGGGATGAGACTAAAAACAAAGTTATACCAGAGGTGCTTAAAGCTATTGACACAGTAGCGGTTAAGTTTATTAAAAACACAGAGATTAGAAAGGCTGCATAGTGCCTAATTTAATTGTCAGCGCAGTCAGCACCTTTGATAACAAAGGACTTAAAAAGGGTACAAAGGAAATATCAGCATTTGACAAGAATGTAAAAAAACTAGGCAAGACCTTTGCTAAAACCTTTGCTGGTTATCAAGTATTAGCATTTGCTAAAAAGGCTGTTATGGCTTTTGCGGCAGATGAGAAAGCATCAAAGGCTTTAGAAGTTCAATTAAAGAATACTGGCTACGCATTTGCAGCACCAGATGTTGAATACTACATAGCCAACCTTCAAAAAATGTATGGCGTGCTTGATGATAATTTGAGACCTGCTTTCCAAACTTTGCTTACTGCTACTGGATCGATAACTAAAAGCCAAGATGCTTTACAAGTAGCTTTAGATACCAGCGCGGCAACTGGTATGAGTTTAGAAGAAGTCAGTTCTGCATTATCAGCCGGATACAGAGGGCAAACAAAAGCACTTAGAGGTTTAGGAGTTAATTTATCTAAAGGTGCTTTAACAGCAGGACACATGGCAGAGGCATTACAAGAAATAGGCGCGGCTTATTCAGGTCAGGCACTAGCAAGATTAGATACTTATGCTGGCAAAATGGATCAACTTAAACGCATATCAGCAGATGCAACAGAAATTATAGGTAAAGGTTTACTAGATGCAATAACTAAATTAAGTGGTGACAGTAGTTTAAAAACTTTTTCAGATTACGTTGAACATTTAGCCACTAATATTGCTAAAATGGTAAGTGGTATAGGCAGACTTGGTTCTACTTTAATACCTGGAAACATGGTTAAAGTAAATGGTGAATATAGATTAAAGTCTGAGATGAGTGGATCTAATTTTAAATATAGTCTAGGCGCAAATGCTTTTACTGAATTGGCAAAGATACAAGAAAAGAAAAAGATTAAAGAGGCTATTTCCCTACGCACACAGGAGAATGCTTTATTAAAAGGTAAGACCGCCGTAGATCAATTACGAGATAAGTTTGATCTAGAGCGCATAGGATTAACCGCAGCTCTTAATGCTGCTACCGATGATGAGACTAAATTACGCTTAAAGGCTCAACTAGCAATTTTAGATAACAATGAGGCTTTGGCTAAGAAGTATTTGGCTGAGATGAATGGTGTTAAATCTGTTACAGATCTAGCCACAGCTACTAAGGTTGCAGCCGACTCTATGTTAATGACAGCCGCTATGTTAATGACAAGTTTAGGAGTTAGCCCATCTCAGGTTGGCGCAGGTGGTGCTATAAGTAGCACAGGTGGTGCATCTATTGGTGCTGGTCTATTTAATGTTAAAGGTTTAGAAACTACTTCTATCAATCAAGGCATGTTAGGCACTAGCGCAGGTGCTAGAGAATTAAGCATATCTCTAGGCTTTACAGATACTTCTAATATAACCGATGAACTTACTAAAGCCGTAGTTAAAGCAATTACAATTAGCACTAAAAATGGTGTATCTACTGTGCCAGCAGGTCAAGGTTTCTAATGGCTATACCTACAGTAAATGTAATTCTTAACTTCTCAACCGGGCCAGCCTTTGCTCAAGCTATGATTTTAGATACCGGCATATTAGATACAAACATATTAGCCGATGCCACAGCAGTAATTGTAGATGTTAGTAATCAAGTAAATTATATTCAAACCGCTAGAGGTCGTAATGCTTTGGTAGATCAATTTCAGACAGGTACATTAACTTTACGCATTACAGATGAAAATGGCGATTTTAATCCACTCAACACAGCATCACCCTATTATTCTTTATTAACTCCTATGAAAAAAGTACAAATAACTGCTACCTACTCAGGGGTAACTTATCCTATATTTTCAGGATTTATTACTTCATATGTTAATACTCAACCTAAAAGTTTTGATACAGATGTAGCATCTACAACTATTACAGCTGTGGATGCTTTTAGATTAGCCAGCCTTGCACAAATTACTACAGTTGCAGGTGCTACTGCTGGTGATTTATCTGGCACTCGTATAAATCAAATCTTAGATCAAATTGCTTGGCCAACAACTATGCGTGATGTTGATGCAGGATTAACTACTATGCAAGCAGATCCCGGCACAATTAGGACAAGTCTTACAGCTTTACAAACAGTAACCGACTCTGAATATGGGGCTTTATATGTAGATGCTACTGGCTCGTTTGTATTTCAAGATAGATCAGTTACGGCTGGATCTGTTGGCGGTATTCCTACTGTCTTTGCCGATAATGGCACAGGAATTAAATACTATAACGCTACATGGATACTTAACGATGCTTTGATTTTCAACTCTGCTAGCGTTACTAGGACGGGTGGTACTGCTCAAACAGCTACTAATGCCGCTTCTATTGCTAAATACTTTTTACACTCTTATTACTTAGCCGATCTACTTATGCAAACCGATGCCGTAGCCCTAGATTATGCTCAGGCTTATGTGGCTAGCAGAGCCGAGACAAGTATTAGATGCGATGCAATAGAGCTTGACCTATACACCGAGAATTACAACACAGGCATAATTGCAGCCCTAGACCTAGACTTCTTTGATCCGATCACAGTTATCACCACTCAACCTGGTGGATCGACTTTGGAGAAAACCCTGCAGATCTTTGGGGTAAGCAACATAATTACACCGAACAGCTTTAAGACAGTATTTACCACTCTAGAAGCAGTTATTGACTCGCTGATTTTAGACAACGCAATCTACGGCATGTTGGACTATAATGTCCTCAGTTACTAAGGAGAATAATGGCTAAACAAACCTTTACTACAGGGCAGGTATTAACAGCTGCTCAGATGACAAGTCTGCAACAAACTGCTATGGGCGGTGGATCTGCAACGGCTAAGACAGCATCTTATGTATTAGTAGCTGCAGATGCTGGCGGTACCGTTGCGATGAACGCAGCGGGCGCAACAACAATTACAGTTAATACCGGACTTTTTGCAGCCGGTGATACTGTATTAATACAAAATCTAGGTGCTGGCACATGTACAGTTACATCAGGTTCAGCGACAGTTAATACCGCCGGATCATTAGCATTAGTACAGTATGAGTCAGGTATTTTATATTTTACTGCCACAGGCGCAGCAATATTTAATGATTATGTACAGGCTGGTGGTGGTTCATCTCCATTAACTACTAAAGGTGATCTTTATACATATAGTACAAGTGATGCTCGCCTTGCCGTTGGCACTAACAATTATGTTTTAACTGCCGATAGCGCACAAAGCACAGGATTAAAATGGGCTGCGCCAAGTGGTTCATCTGGCCCAGCATTTTCAGCATATAAATCGGCAAGTCAAGGTATAAGTGCTAATACTTGGACAAAGATTACTTTTAATACTGAAATCTTTGACACAGATGCAGCATTTGCATCCTCAACATTTACGCCAGCTACTGCTGGTTATTATCAAATAAATTACACATTATGGATTGACCCAACTGGGCCTAACGCAGTTATTCAGGGTAGAATATATAAAAATGGGTCACTTTATATGGAACAATTCCGACAAGATACTAATTACGGTGCTAATACAGCAGGTCTTGTAGTTTATTTAAATGGTTCAACCGATTACTTAGAGGTATATGGTTATTGTTCTGCTGGTACTCCTAGTGTACTTGGTGGTGTTAATTCATCAAACTTTAATGGTGTATGGATAAGGGGTGCATAATGACACTATATAAAAAAATAATTGAAACTTATCCTGAATTAGAATTATCAAATGAGTTTCTTAAAGGTTTAATAGCATTAAGAAATGATAGTGATGATGCTGGGGATTACATTGAAAAATGGGAATACTCAGAGTCAATACCTACTGGGCTTAAATTGGGCAAACCTAAGTCTTAATGACTCCCTGGTTATCTAAAGCAGCGCAGCAGTTAAGGGATCAAATTGATACCTGGTATCCAGATCGGGATACTGCCAGCGATGGGTGGGTGGGTGATAGTCGCCATGCCACTACCAAATCAGATCATAACCCAGACACCGATGGGTGTGTACGAGCCATTGATATTGATATTGACTTGGCTAAGCAAAAAGGGATCAGCGTATATCTTAGTGACCAAATCAGAGAGTGCGGTAAAACCGATAAACGCATATCTTATGTAATCCATAACTCACGCATAGCCAGTAGTAAAAAAGGTTGGGCTTGGCGGCCGTATACAGGATTTAATAAACATGAGCATCACATGCACATTAGTTTTACAAAGTTAGGCGATCAAGATGATAGGCCGTTTGACATACCACTAATAGGGGGCAAGATATGAAGCTAAGTAAGAAGCAAAAGGCAATACTAAAATCATACTTTAGAGGTGTGCTTGTATCGCTATTAACATTCTTAGGCAGTAACCAGTTAGGACTTGACCCAGCCGTATCTGTGATCGTTGCAGCATTAGCCGGGCCAGCAGCTAGGGCTCTAGATAAATCCGATAATGCTTATGGCATCGGTGCAGATGAAGCATGAGCGCAAACGATATGGTCGCTATCGCCGTTGGCGTATGCGCCATCTCTACAACTTTATTAGTGGCTCTACGATGGGTTATTAAGTCTTACTTACAAGAGCTTAAACCTAATAGCGGATCTAGCATGAAAGATCAATTAACACGATTAGAGTCGCGTGTTGATGATCTCTTTATTCTAATTAGTAAACGATAATTTATTTATGACTAATACACGTAAACCTAAAGCAAAGCGTAAAAAGATCAATAGACGTGTGGTGCGTAATAGTCCTGAGCCATTATCTAAGTTAGACGTTCATATGATTACAGCGCATGAGATCTATAAAGCAGCTAAAAAGGCTGGTTTTACCAACGAGTTAGCGTGGTGGTTTGTGCAAGAGCCTAACGCTATGCCCGATTGGATCGCTAACGATAAACCAGATGCGATTATTCCTAATATCCCTACTCCAGATGAGGATGACGATTAAGCGTTACTTAGTAATAAGTGATTTGCAAGTTCCGTTCCATCATGTAACAGCTGTAAAGAATGTAATTAAGTTAGCACGTAAGGAGAAGTTCGATAGTGTATTGGTGGTCGGGGATGAAATTGATTTTAATACAATTAGCAAGTGGGCTGAAGGCACACCTATGGCTTACCGGCAAACCATTCACGATGATCGCGAGCTTACTAAAGAGATACTGTGGGATCTCAGCGAGTACAGCGCGGAGTGTCATATCATCCGCAGTAATCATACTGATCGCTTATATAGCACTTTGCTCAAAGTACCTGGGTTAATTAACTTACCAGAGTTGCAATACCCTAAGTTCATGGGCTTTGCCGAGATGGGCATGACATACCACAAAGAAGCATATGAGTTCCACCCTGGCTGGATGTTGGCACATGGCGATGAGGGCAATATGTCACAGCACGCTGGTATTACGGCATTAAACCTAGCAAAGAAGTGGGGTAAATCTGTACTGTGTGGCCACACCCATAGATTAGGTCAGAGTGCCTATTCAGAGGGCGTAGGAAGCCATTACAGAGCCTTATATGGGGTAGAGGTAGGCAATCTAATGGATAGAAAAAAAGCCTCTTAT